AAGCTCATCACCTGCCTCTTTGGCTATGCGTGTTATGTCTTTTATGTCTTGTGTTATCTTGTCAATTTTTTGTAATGCATCTTTACTTTCACGCAATGCTTCTTGTGTAGCCTTAATTGTTTCTTGGGCTTGCATTAGCATTTCTTGCGTAGAAACATGATTACGCCACACAAATATAAGACTTATTATAAGGACAATAGTTATAATAATCCACAGAGTCTTAGAGTTCATGAATTTACCTTCTTTTCAGTGGTAGTATCTATCTTGTGTTCATACGCTGATTTGCCGAAATACCCCACGATGATAGTACTACCTAACCATTTCAACAAATCGGCAGATCGTTCAGTTAGTGGGCAAAGTGTGGTAACGTCTAATACTATAAGGACACATGTAAATATAGTAAAGCACAATGCGATAAGTTTTGTAAGGGGTAACTTTCTAATCCTATCATTTAACGACATTCTTAATCACCCAACATCTTTACAATTATAGTAGCAACCAAACCACCCACACCTCCAGCGGCCGCTACCATACCAGTTAGCTTAGAATTACTCATGCTGACACGCCACAACCGCTCTGGTACATCGCGTAGCGTGCCAAGTTCTCCCTCAACATTGCGGATGCGCACTTCGTGGTTTTCAAGCGTTTTCTCATATCTATTGAATTGACGCTCACGCTCCGACATCTGAGTTTCTATCCTTGTTAGTCTATCATGAATATGATTAAACGATACTCTGTTTTCTTCGCTCAATTTTTGTACTTGTTTAGATAGATCTCTTAAGGTAGATTGTAGTATCTCAATATCAGAAAGCGTCATCGTACCACCCCTTTCAAAGTCCTGCCTGTTGTTTGAGTTTGGTTACTCTATTTACGATCCAACCCTTGAAGAATCTTTCCTGTGATTTGTTATTTGTGATGATGGATGTATAAAGTTCAACTCTATTCATCAATACGTCAATGCACAAATAGCGAACCAACGAGTTAGGCTGTAGCCACATGTTATGATCCATACTAACTACATCTTTTACTGCAGCGAGCGTTTTAGGCCCAATTATACCATCTACTACCAAACTATTACCTGCTTTGAGTATCGAGTTAAGCGATTGTTGAAGTATTTTAACAGCAGTATTTGGTCCATGGTTAACAGCCATATCGAATATTATTAGATCAAGAGGATCTGGCAAACTATCAGCTTTGACAACGTCCCAATAGCCCTTTTTGTAGATAGTTTTAGCGTGGTCAAGTTTGATGTTTTTGATGGTCACGTTTGTAGGTATCCACCCCTTAATTTTAGCTGACTCAAGGGTGGTGGTGGTGATACCATAATTGGTCTCACCACCCTTGTCGGCTGGGTCATTGACATAGCCACCTTCAAAGCCTAAGACAATTTTGAATGCATCCTCAAATCGCATGATTACCACTCAATTGTGTTTAACTCTTCTATTGTAGTTGCCGCTTCGACCTGTTCTTGCAGTTCTTTCTCACGGTCAAAACATGCCTGAACGTGGCTCCTGACCGCATTGCCGATGGCTATCAGCGTTGCGGCGTCCAGCTCGAACCAGCCGTTCTTGGCCTTCCAGTTGACAGCATATTCAGGGTTATTCTGCGCCGCCAGCACGGCGCCCATCAGCAACGCTTGGCTCTCCCTGTCTGTTGCGATTTCAACGCCATCAACAATGATGCCGCCCGTTTCCTCTCGCCAGCGCTTGTCTGCGATTTCCCACACCTTCACCTGCTTGAGCGTTTCGAAGTCAACCTCACCGAATACTGGCATGTCGCCGTCTGCCGATACAGGCTCAGGCGGCGTCTCGACTGGTATAACCCGCTCACCCTGAGAGGTGTGGTGCGCAAGTATTTTGTCGTTCAGCTCATCGTACGTTGTGCCTGTGTATTTGCAGTTTTTTATCACTGTATATTTCATGTAAGCACCTCCACTCTATCACTGGAATATAATCCCGCTTGAAGTCACAGTGTTGGCCGTTTGGCTCAAAGTTCCGGTGGCACCGCTGGCGTTGATTGTGCTGCCGCTAACGATGTATATGCCATACGTCCCAGCCACTGATGCGTCGGCATCGGAGGCATTGATTGTGCTACCTCTAGAGGCAAATATGCCATAATCCCCAGCCCCTGATGCGTCGGCACCGCTGGCGTTGATTGTGCTGCCGTAATCGGCAAATATGCCATGTATCCCCGCACCTGATGCGTTAGCTCCACTGGCGTTGATTATAGCCCCACCGAGCGCGATAATACCATATGTGCCCGCACCTGATGCGTTAGCTCCACTGGCGTTGATTGTAGACCCAGATAGCGCGTGAATACCACTCGCGCCCGCATCTGATACGTTAGCTCCATTGGCGTTGACTGTAGCCCCCATGTACGCGTCGATGCCATATGTGCCCGCACCTGATGCGTTAGCTCCACTGGCGTTGATTGTAGACCCAAGGCTCGCCTGAATACCAATCGCGCCCGCGTTTTTCACTCCTTTGCCAGGCAAAATATTAGCGCTAGAGCCTGCACCATATGTTATAATGCCATTCCTAATGCTTGCACTGCCAGATGCGTCCATGTTGAACAATTGGCCTATAATCGGCAACGATCCTCCGTATGAAGCGCCAAAAGCAGGGTAAGACCCAACAAATCCCCTTGTCAACGCACTTCGGATTATCGTAGTTTCAGCATCGTCGCCAGAAATTGTTATCCACGATAGGTTGATGCCGCTAACAAGGACCTGCTCCGCCATTGTGAAACCAGAAAGAAGATGTACTGTGGCTTGCGGAACTGAACCAGTAGAAATATAAATTGGGTAGTAGAGCGCAACAAGAGCTGCGAGCGCCTCGTTGATCGTGGCATAATCACCGCCGGTCCCAACAGTAACGGTTATTGGGGAGGCAAGTTCTGTTTTCGCCCCACCAGGTGCCCATTGAAGACCTTCAGTAGTTCCAGAATTCACCTTGAGTATTTCACCGTCATTACCTCTTGGAAGACGTGTGATAGCACCTGTGCCTGTTGCTACATAAAGGTCACCTTTCATGGTTAAAATATCTACATCGAGTTTCCCGTCCAGAAGCGCTTGAAGATCAGACCCTCTTAAGGTAAGCTTGTCTGTATAAACGTTATTCCAGTTTTTGAGCGCCGTACCCAAATCCGCATCTTGGTTATTACGTGGAACAATATTTCTACCCATATCAATCATCCCCAATCCTATGTTGTTTTTTACACTAAATCACTATTAAAATAACTAGTAGTAGCCGGAATTGTCGAACAAATAGGAAGTGTTATTTCTTGCAGTGTATTAAGGACAACGTTATTTTCTGATCTTATAACTACATTAGGATTTGTTGTGTATATAAAATAATCTATAGTTCTATTAGCTAAATTTATGTAAAGAGCGTTAAAGTCAAATATAGGTGTTACCTGTTCTGGAATATCCAATCTTATAAATGCTCTATTGGATGTGAGGTTATCGGCAAAACCCCATACATAACAATTATGAAGCGCAAGGATTGTTTTTGGAAAACCAGGTACAGGTACATGATACAAGTCTATAGAATAGCCAGTATTACCTTCAAAATAACAATTAGTCAAAGTCAACCTTAATTGCATGTTAGCTTTAAGTCCTGTTATATTACCCTCAAAATAACAATTATTGAAATATATACCGTTACAGTAATCAGTTCCCGTTGTTCCTGGAGCGTAATAAAATCCAATATCGCACCATCTAAAATCACATCTATCAAACGCAGATCCATTCCCTACATCGTTTGTTACAAAACCTTTAGTAGCGTTCTTACATCTTACTCCAGTAAATTGAGAATAATAATAGTGTCCATCTATTTGAATGCATGTTTCAAAAGATGATACTGTAATATTATCCAAAACTAATCCAAGGCAATTATTAAAATGCAACCCAATCGTTCCAGTGTCCTTGCCGGGTCCTTTGATAATAATATCTTTTATTGTCAATCCAGACGAAAGGTGTATATTGGAGCTATTGGGAAAATCTATAAATATTCCAGATGTGCCTAAGTACCTTAGGCATGGTCTATTTGTATCGGTACTAACGAAGTCGTAATCATGATGGCCCTGATCTATAGAACCTCGCAAGGTGATATGTTTTATATTGCCTTCAAAAAGCGGCATAGTAATAGTTTGTCGGCAGTTATATATCCCGGGACCGAATATCAACACTGAATTACTTGGCATAACATTTAATGCATTTTGTATCAAAATACTATTATCTGCAACAAAATTTGAATTTGTAGATACACCAAACCAGCTTGCATAATATTCTTCAAAAACACCCAAACGTTTCCATACCACATTATTGGCGTCAACAAAAACAGTCCCTCCATTATCCGTTTCGCTGGTTCCCGCATCACGATAGAACAATCCACCACCAGGAGTCCCCTTGCCATAGTATCCATCAAGATAAAGATATTCGACTCTACCAGAAAACGTACTTGATCTCAATTCAGCGACAGAGTCTACGTGTTTTATGTTGACACTTTCAGATATAAGTTCATCTAATTCGCTTACAGCGAGATCAGGGTCTAATCGTGGCTGGATATCACCAAGTTCATCAAGCATCCATGGACCAGTTTTTGCGACAGGAGCGATTACTGGTTGTAAATCATAATTTGTGTCGTATTCAAAGAACCCATCAGGACCGACAGTAATCCGTGTCCAGTTGATTTCGTCATCGACACCATCAGTATTCGGTGGAGTTGTAACATTGCTCCCTATGCACCTATAAGTATGCCCATTATCAAAAGAAACGACATCGTTGTAACTGTAAGTCGTTGTGCTATCCCACGCAGGAGCGGCAGCACCAAAGGCTTTAGCGGCAGACCCGGCAGCATCCAAAGCCGCAGCCTCGGCGTTCGTTTCAGATCTGGCAGCTTTCGTCGCATGATGCAGGGCAGAGTATTTACCAGGTTCTACCTCAACATTCTCGGGGTTCTCGGCCCATTGCCTAGCTTTTTCTACCCATTCAAGAGTTTCAGAGAGATTGTTAAAATAAATTGCATCACTCCATGTTATGCCATTATCAGTGCTGAAGCTAAGATACTTGTCGGTTTCTACAGGGGTATTATGCCATGCCACACCATCAGCGGAATATCTAATTTTCATATGTGGAGCCGCAGCTCCCTGAGGCCCTGGCGAGTTCATTGGCCTTACAACTACAGCTTGTCTTAAATCTTCAAAAGGATTACTCATTATAATCCCACCTTGTCACATGTAACTATTTTTACTTTGCCACAGATAATTGGATACGTGTATATTGGTCCTCCAAAATTAGGAGTAGTTAAACTTGCTACCCATACATAAGAACCCTCGGGAAGAGCATTGGTTTGCATTGATGATAATTTCATTTCTATCATGCCATCGTCCGTTAGAGTAATTTCGTTTCCTGTGGTCCACCTTGCCACAAATACAGTAGAATCAAAATCATTCAATACTTCTACATCTAAACTGTATCCAGTGAAGTTAAATGGTTGACCATAAACCTCAAATAGAAATCTGTGGTCCCACGAATAGCCCCTCATTATTGGTGGTAGGTTTTCATGCGCAGGGTAAAGCATGGCTATATACCAACAAAAAGCAAGCCAATGGTTCTATCTACAGCTTGAGTGACCGCAGCTGCGCTGGTCCCTGATCTTATTTTGAAATATGCCATACCTGCAAACTTATCTTTACTCGTTGAAAGAACAGTATTCTTGCCAGCTGATACAGGAACAGAAACCTCTACTGGTATAGCATCTGTAACTGGCATAAGATCTCCGTTTGCATCAAACTCGAAATACCCATTTACATCATCGTATAAATCTTGGAATGGACCGTCAGGTGATGGTGCCTCTTGGAAGGTTAAAACTGCATCTGTCCATGCAGTAGGCATAAATATTTTAGTGAGGCGATATCCTTTGCCATCTATTACATTACTAAGACTACTACCTGCTTCTATCTTAGCCTCTGTATAATATGTGCGTACCGCTATTCTTTCTGCCATATATCCCACACTCCTTTCTGACTTACTGTCTCTGTGTGGTTCTGCTTATTATAGCGCATTTTCAAATAATTGTCAATCATTTATTTTTTGGCGCATTAAACAAAAATCTGCGCCATTCAAATTCCTTGCCAACCTCTTCGGACATCCAGTACTCCATAAGGTATGCGAAGTTTTGTCGTAGGCCTTTAGTTGGGAGCCTCCACCAATATTCAGCTGCAGAATATGTTGCCTTAGCGAGATTTTGTAATCTTTCTGGCAATACCTTGTCAGTATCTTCGAATGCTTTATACATATAATTAACCACATTGGCTATTGCTTGGAATCCTTGGACTGCAGGAGAGAACTGGTAATTTTCATATCCACTAAAAATACCAAAGAAATCTCTTAGTATAATCCACGTACCCATATAATACCCAAACGTATTCTTAGCTGCCCACTTGGCCCAAGTCCACCATGCTGCCTCATCGTCCATTGGGTCTTCATCGTCTGGACCACCACGGCGCATCCATTCCAGGGCTATTGCTGGTATCGTCAATCCCCAAAGCAGGAATGCTGCAAACCTTGCCACATCACCTGTCTTCATCAAGTGCTGTGTTTCAAGATATGTCATATTGCGTAACGTACCCATGAAAGAGTAAAACATCGAGAGCAATTGGTCGAACTCTGATCCTCTTTGTTTGGTCACAAGGTCGATAGCACGCCCGACGTTTTGAGTTTGTCTAATAACCATATCGGCATACTCTATGGCTCTTTGTTCGCTCAAGCCCTCTTCGATCTTCATGTTATATGCTTCAAGCCAAACAGGTATGGTAACAGATGCATCCATAAACCCTATAAAGTAAAATCCAGTTTCACGAATGCGATCCATAGTACCTGCTTGTATCATCCTCTTCATTGTTGCTGCTACGTCACGATCCCACGATTGACGCCTAAACCTCATGAATGGCGATCTATCGTGCACAAATTTAACCTTCTCGTTCCAAGATGTCGGGTCGCTATAAAATGTCATTATAGCGTGAGCCACACGAGTAGGGCCTATCATTGTGGCAGCTGAAGAGTAGCCCATAATCTGAGCCAACGCAGGCGACATCCTTAAACCTAGCCCCACCATCGTTGCACCCATCCTTGCCCTTCGCAACATTCGTTGTGTTGAAGTTAAGGCAGGGGCAAATCCCGATTGAATATGGTCTAACCATTTATCAAATTGTTCTACAGCGTGAGTACCCATAGCTTTTGTTATTGCACTTCTAATCTCGGGATCATTTATAATGCGTCTTACGTCGCGTATTGGGCGTTTGAATGCTAAGTCTTCTGTAACATCAGCAACATGTTTGGCCAATACAGGCGTAACGCTTAACATGAGCTTAGCATCTTCACCCACAGTAGCCGCGCGCTCTTCCATGTATCCCGAGATCATTGACCTGACGCCAGATATCATCCTGATGTTATCTTCTATATTGGTATCAGTGAAGAACCTAAGATGAGATAGACGCCTATCGTATGCTATCGGATAATATCCTCCAGTTATCCATCCGTATGGCGTCATCATACCTGCAGGTTCTACTTTTTTAGGTCTTGATCCAGTGAGGTCAACCGTTAAAGCCTCAACCTCTGGCCAGAAAGATTCAAGAAATGCTATAACATCCTTGACAAAGTTCCAATCAGCTTCGGTCATATTCTCATTTAACCAAGATTCTATAGCTTCCTCGGTTAATCCGAAACCAGTAAGTAACCTTTCTCTACCTTCCACATTTAGGTAGTTTAGGGCTATAGCAAGCATATTGTCTCTATTCATTCTTTCTCCAGGTATGAGTGATGTGGGAAGCCACTGTTTGTACCACTTTCGCATTTCTTTTTCTGGATAGTGCTTATTCAACATTGCTGTTATTTTTTCTGCAGCTTCAAATTGGCGTATCATGGCTTCATTGGTAGCTCTTTCTAATGGGTTATATATAGCGTCTCTGAATGCACCGAAGTCTTCAAAGTTATCAAGTATTTTTACAAGAAAATCAACTCTATTGTGGTCCATAATCCATTTATCTAATCCTTCTTTGAATTTTTGCATCAAAGTAGGATTCAACATGCCAGCTTTTTCGCCCTTATCCACAGTGATAGAGCTTATCTGATCCAATAGAGTTTGCTTTACTTTGTCGAATGTCTCTTGCCGTCCAGCCTCAAGGAATTTGTTTTCCATTTTACCAATGTATTCTAAGGTTTTAATTGCATCTATGAGATCATAAAATTCACCTACTGTCATTTGGTCTATTGGTATACGCGCAAGAGAGTTTATTTGTTTTTCAGTGAAACCTATTTCTTCGCCCAGTGCTCTACGTTCTTCTATGTATTGCCTAAGTACATCACGAACCTCTCGTTCTTCTGGTGTCCTGTGCTTGGCATCCACAGAATCTACCAGAGCCGATATGGCATTAAGAATATCGAGAGGAAGCCCGTAGGTTTTTCTACCTCGGTTCTTGTGCTTCCTGATGAGCTGCATACCACGCTTGACTTGTTCTCTTACCTCGATGGCCTCACGAGCAATAGCAAAGTTCTGAGCCTGGAGGTCTTTGTAGTAGACCGCCGCCTCAAGTTCACCATCCAAAACTGCCTGCTCGTATTTACGTGCATATTTTGCTTCTTGAGCAAAGTATTTAGCAGGAGAGACTTTACTCACTGTATCACGCATAATCAAGAGCTTGGCATTAGCGCGCATCATTTTTGCTCTTTTGATTGCAGTCTCCACCATATTTTGCTTAGTGGTTCTTGCGTCAAGGATCAACGATTCAAGCACAAGCGAAGCAAGCATGTTATCATTGTGGGTCGCTTTCTCAGCGAGCTCCCTTAGTGCATCACCAAAAGCACCAGATTGAATTTCTCTGTTCAGGTTGTCTTGATATGCGTTCCTAATTACAGCAGCTATGGGCTGGGCTGAGGCGAGTTCTTTGTACATTTCATCAATACTTGCAAAGCCAAACATTGCCACAGCGTCACTGAGAGATAGATTGGCGTCCTTAACCTTATACATGTGCCTGAAGACCTTGAGGCCCTCTTCACCGAATACGTCAAGTATCTCTTGCTTTGACAAACTAAATCTTGGCTTTGGTCTTCTCAGCACAGATATCATCTTGTATACAGGCTGAGACCTAATCATTGCGCTTACTTCTTTTTTGATCTGTTTGCGCCTGTCTCCGAGCGTATCCTGCAACCTATCGACCATGGGCTTAAGGCCTTCTTCTACAAGCGACGCATGCTGCTCTTGGACGGCCTTGTTGACAAGCTTGGCTAACGTTTCTATATCATCGGTGCTAACTCCAGCTCTTTCAGCAACTTCAATAATTCTATCAAGACGCTGTCGCTGCATAACAGCATCTGCTTCGTCCTCGAGCATTATCCATCTATCAAAGACACTTCTTACTTCGTCCGACAACTCAACACCTAAGACTGCTATATCACGATATATATCAAGTAACCAGCGTTTTATCCTCTCAAATATAGTGAGCACCTCGGGTGTGGGAGCTTTGCCTTCCATGAGATAGGTTTCAAACCCTTTGGCTATTTGTTCTTTATGCTCAGTTGTTAATGCTTCGCCCTCAGTAACACCTACCCAATTACGAAGGACAGATAGGTCACGTAGTCCACCTTCGGACAGTGTGCCCATTGCCTCAGCACGAAGCATATGTTCGATAGCAAAGTGCCCAGTAAACTCATGCACCGCAGTTGATATATCTGCATCTTTGAAGATTCTTATGATTGCCTTGCCTGAGTCTTGGTCAAAAGAGATACCGCCCCGAGGGTCTTGCTTAAACTTAACCTCTGCTTCACCAATTTCGTCTCTTACTATTGTCAGGTTGTTCAATATATTTTGTGGATCTTCACCAGTGTATTTTGAGACAGTAAAGAGCACCCTGGCATTTATATCAGACACAGTCTCTGCTTGCTCCAAACTAAGCCCAGCATCAGATAGCTTTATCCTGATGTTTTCTTTCAGATCTCTTAGATTTTTCGCTCTTATGTCAAGGTCTTCCGTAAATGCGTCTATCTCACGCTCGAGCTCTGCTCTTATGTTTTCTACTTCGCGTTCTGTTACACCAGTTTCGCTAAATGCAACATCTTTTATCAACCCAGCATGGTGTTCTGTACCTGCAATTTTAGAAGCATATATCTCCGTAGGTATTGCCATCCTTGCGCCATCATCACCCAAAGCCTCAACAAGTTCTCTTTCTTTTGTAGTGTCTCTTTCAGTTGACAAAACATTAGATTCATCGACGGCCTTCTTGTATTCATTCTCCACACCAAGATTAGCTGCTGCTTCTTGTGGGTCAACACCTTGGTCTTGCCAGTAGGTTTGCCACTGTCTGATTGGTATGTATACACTTTCTCTTGGTGTACCATCTACGATGTCTCTGATGTTTCTTTCAAACGTGGATGGGGAGCGTTCTTTGGTCTTTGATTCTGCAACTATATTGTTCAGCTCTTCAAAGATTTCGCGATTCTGGTTGTATTCATCAAGGCGTGCCTTATCCTCAAGTATGTGGCCACCTATACCAAGCATAGACCACAAGCCAAAAGACCAGAATGCCATTTTTGACTCTTCTAACGGATCAAAAAACTCTTCAGTAAAACTTGTCAATGGAAACGGTCTACCAGAAGAATACTTGAGGTATCTATTAGCAAGAGCACCAACTGAACCTTGCAAAAACTCTTCGGCTATTTCATTAACAATATCAACTGCACCCTCCATTGTTCGTTTCGTAAATATTTTCAAAAGTTGCGATCTGTTAAAAATCTTTGACGTAACCGTAGAGGCAGGTGCCAAAAACTTATATACAGGCCTAAACCACCTGATAGGTACCCAGGAGGCAGCAAGGCTTAACTGCATTAGTTCTATTGGTGCCTGGCCAAGACTTGCAATATAAGACCACTTGGCCATATCGTAAGGATCCAGCCCCTGGCCATAGATATCTCTCTCCTGCTCCATGTCTCTATAATTACCAGACATTTCAGAAAGCTGTATTGCGCGCAGCATTCCATATGACCAAGCCCACGACGCCGCGCGCCTGATTATTGCCTGTTCAATTGTGGTCTTGGCAGAAAGGAGAGCACCAGCACCAACAACGGCTGGGCCAGTCATTTTGCCCACTCCAGCTACGGCACTTGCACCAAGTGCAGCAAGCAGTGCCCACGTGGCTTGCCCCGCAGCTGTGGATGACCATGCATATTTTTGACCTACATATTGGGCAAGACCATGTGCAAGCTTACCAAAGAAACCTTTATCTCTATACCAATCTACGTAATCCCCATTGCGTTCATTAGCTTCTCTACTTAATTTCCATTCAAGTAATCTATCTTCAATATCTACACTACTAATTTGTGCCCATGCATCATTTATATCAGGAAACAAAGACAAAGGTATTTCTTCTTTTTGTGCTATATAGCGAGCATTCAATATCCCTTCTTCTGTAGATATGGCACCGTGTCTAAAGGTTGCATATATTTCTTTAAGCGCCTTACCTGGTCCAAAATCAACAGGAGTCCACGTTTCTGATTGGATGCTTCTCTCGTGGATGCGCTTTCTTTCTTCGGTGCCTCTTGAAAAAGCAGGTCTATCTTTGGCACGTCTTTTGTCAGATATGACAGGTATGGATGGCCTTGATAGCACCTCTTCTATTTGTTTGATATTATCAAGATCATCTCTAACTATGCCCATCCTGTATACTTCTCTGGCCAAGATCTCTGCCATCTTTGGCGCAGAGAGTGTGAACGAATCCCAGTCGTAATCGTTTGGAGTTAAAGTTTTACCACGCTTCTCTATGTCGTTACGCACTTCAGGGAGGTTCATTATTGTGGCCATGGTATATCCATACTCATCAGCCATCTGCTGATAATGAGCAATTTGATCTGGGCTCATATCACCAAAAGTCTTGTATGCATCGATGAGCGGCTGTTTTGGCATGTATGGTCGCTGTCTTTTTTGCTGTATGACCGAAAAAGCAGCTGCTATATCGTTTGCAATATCTGAGGGGATATTTACCCCCTGTATGTTCTGTTCCTCTTCTTCTTCCTCAAACCACAACTTATCTGCCATCAGCGTTTTCTCCTATCGATAGGCATACCACCAAGCACTTCCCATGCTGGCATTAACTCTCCATCCACATCTATATACCACTGCCAACTACCATCTGGAGCTTCTTTGAGTATACCACCCATATTGTATATTTGGTAACCTTTCAATTTATACTTTTTGAATAAACCTTGTGAAACTACTACATCTTCAGTCAATGCCTCAGCAATAGCATAATGTGTAGTTGGGCTTATTTGAGCTTGGCCAGTAGCTCCACCCATAGCATCAATAATCTCAAGATACGCTTCTTGACATTCAAGCAAAGCTTTTGGATCATTTTTATATCCAGGGAAAAATTTATTTTTGAACCATTGGTCTATCTCTGGCGGTACATTTCTACCAAAATTTGAAGTTATATATGGTCGTACAGCTTCTCTTATTATTGATTCAACCTCTGGCTTGGTAAGGATACGTTTTTCTGCTGCTTGTCTTTTGTCAATAGTATCATATACGTCACCAGTAACTCTTGGGGAAAGTGCTTCTGAAATATTATAATCACTCATAGCCTTATAAATAGAATCGTGAAGCTCTGGATGTGCATCCCTTGTACGCCATGCCTGGTAAATTGTTTTCTGCTCTTCTTTGGTAAACCTTCCACCAAGCATAGCAAATATTTCAGCTTCACTTCTAATGGCCTCAGGATGATCTGGTGGCAATGTTACTCTCCATAAAATATAATCATAATCCTTAAAACTTTGCCATCTGCCTACATCTGATTTTTCATAATTAGACCTTGTTTGGTTTTGTAAACTTAACTTATCCTTAGGGTCTAAGTTAGACTCTTCAATTATTTTGAGAGCATCGGTCAAAGACCCAGCAGATGAAATTCTAACTACAATAGAATTTAAATAATTATCGTAACGTTCTGCCTCAAATCTTCGTTCATCCACATAAATACCCTGCACGTATGTCATAAGCTTATTTTCTCTTTCGCCACTAAAATTTTCTCTAATATACTCTAAGGCTCCCTCTTCGTTCTGTAGACCAAACTGTTGAAATATTTTATACCCAGTTTCTTGGACAAATATAACCTCTTCTTTATCATTTATAAAACCTTCTATTTTAGTCTGATTAGCTGTGCTTATCTTATCTTTGTTTTGTTCATAGTAATTTTTAGCTGCTTCAAGTTCATCGTTCGCCAATAAATTAGAAATAATGCCACTGTGTACATTATTGTGCCATTCATCCATAGCAAGTTTTACTGGCTCTTCACCATAACTACCATAAATGGCTGTAACTACACGCTCTGCCTCTTGAGTAAGCGTAGCCATAGCTTCGGGATCACCCTTAGATGCTATAGCTGCTTCTGTGAGAGATGCAAGATTTGCATTAAGTTGTTGTACTCTAGCTTTTTGCATTTCAGCAGCTTCGTGTTTAGAAATCTGGCTTTGATATGCTGGTAGTTGTCGTAACATTGATTGTATCAATACATTTCTTTGATTAGTGTTTTCTGCTTTAGCGGCAATTTCTTCAATTATTTTATTATAGTCTTCACTAAATCTTTTATATACACCATCTGCATTTAACCCCTCTTGAAGCATATATCCATTCTCGCCATACAAAATATTAGTAACACGTTGCTGAGCTTCTACCGTAAGGTTTAAACCTTTGATCGCATCCCTTTCTTCCTGCATACGCTTGGCATGAGCTTCTAGCTCTGATCCAGCTTGCGATAAAGCAGATGCTATTGATCCACCAAAAGCTTCAGGTCCAGGTGCTGTAGCTCGAGGAGTCGGAGGAGTTTTTATCGTTTCTTGTGGGATAAGTCTAGGCACTCTCATCGTTATCACTTACCCAGGGGCTGGCCCATCCAGTCCCATTTATCAGAAAATCTGGTAACAGCTGTGCCAAGATGAGTTAGTCCACCAATGATTCCTGCCGTCCTTGCCTGTTTACCTGCAGCACGAGCTGCAGCTGCTTGATATCTTTCCATATTGGCACGATTACCATAGCCCCATTGGTCAAGCATGGCATTATATCTTATTGTGGCAGCGTCCTGTTCTATCGACCATTGCGTGCTAAGTAAAACGTCCAAGGGGCTTCCTGCATCAGGCACAAGACCAGCAGCACCAAAAGCAGCACGCTGAGCACCCTTTGTTAGTGCTCCTCTGAGCCTTAATTGTCTTTCTTCTTGTGCAGCTCTTTCTGCTGAGATAGCAGCCTTACTTTCTTCAATTTTGGCATTATATTCTGCAGCTTTTGCTTGAGCCTCAGCACTTTGCTGAGCAGCTCTGCCAGCCATTACTGGAGCTGCCACAGACATAACTGTACCTAAACCACCAAGAAACGCAGGAACACTGCTAAAGGTTTTAGTTACCCAAGCAGTAAGTGCGTTAATGCACACCTCTATCACTCCTTACCCAAACCATCTTGTAAAACTTAGCTGAGGTGTCAACACCAGGATAAACTTCTTCTAAAATTTTGAACCCTACCCACTCAAGCATCTTTATCACTTCAGTGTTTTCTGAGTATATTATACACTCAAGCGCATTAAACCTAACCTGTAAACCTTTCATCATTTTTTTGAAATGCTTTAAAAACGTTATGCCGTATTCGTTGATAATGCTTGAGCATATAAGCCAAGGATATGCTCTCTTGATCAACTTAGACGGCTCACGAAAACCAAAGATAGCTGCAGTGTTTCCATCTGCAGTTACCGCATATACCTCGTCAGAAAGAGAAACTGACTTCATCAATACATCTTTATCTGCTGAGCCAAACAAGACTTTTAACTCAGCTATATTACCAGGATGCATTGTTTCTATTATTTGATCTACGTGATGATCTTGGCATACTTCAGTTTTAATCTCCATGAGCCACCCTCACAGTCCAGTTTAGTATATTAAATGGATATGGATGTCTTTGCTCTATGGTAACTTGACCATAGTAATCATATTCAGAACTCAGGTCTTCGGTTAATACACCAGAGTATAGTTCAAGATTTTCATTAGGATAGTAGATAGGATACATATCATCTTCTCTGGTGCCAATATAACCAAATCTGCTATCTAAAACCTGTAGAGTGACACTTGCGGCACGCCGCCGGGAGCCTGTGGATATGCCCTCTCTAACCTCATATATCAATGGCAGAGATTGTATTGTACCAATATATTGTAATCCAACAACTACATATGAGGCTGGATTCTTTAGTGTGATGGCTCCATTGCTTACTGTATGGCCAAAGATTGGAACACCATCGGCTAAAACCACAACTTGTTTACCTTCAAGATGATTTAATCCACTTATTGTCGCAGTTGGGTCTCCATCATGAGCTATAACAGCGCAGTCAAGGTGCATTTCTTCAGGTCTTGAGCTAAGTTTTTCTACGTATCGTACATCGTTACCATTGATGTTTCTTTTGACTACCATGTATACTTCGTCTTCAGTAAGCCCTGGAGCAGATGAAATAGATTCAACGACACCACCCACGTCGTGCATATGCCACGCCCACACCTCTTGCTCTTTCATGTATGTTAGACCAAGAAGTTTGCCGTCAGAACGCACAACCCACAATACACTCCATGGCTCTTGCTGATAACACCAGTCTACAATAGTATAATCGTCAAACAGATGTGTGGCAAAAATGGATAAGTCTACGCTATCATAACCGTCGCTTTCAAAAGAGTATGCTAAGTCACGTACTCTCTTACCAAACTTTTGTACGAAAAGAACAGAAGCTCCAGATATCATTGGCTCAATTGGGTGACTACCACGGTAACCTTGATTGGATATATACATTGAATCTGGAGTAATGGCGTTACCTTCGGCACTTCCTGTGATGCGCCATTCGCCGCCAGTAGTAAGTACAACAAGATCTTTTAGAGAAACAATGCCCTGTATTTCATCAAGCGAGCGTGATCGTATGGGAATTTTGACTGAATCATCAGCCTGGACGGGCTCTGAAACGCCAAAATTATTGTAATCACCAGTAACACTCTGCCAAATATCAAATGGGCTTGTAGGAGTTCTACCTAAAGTCAATCTATCTTGGTGAAATGTAATAACAGCAGGCCACCCAGGAACGTCACCCCAGGCACCTAAAGACCACTTTTTTGTAGGGGTGTTAAGATATAAACACTTGCGTTTAACCTTACATCTCACTTGTGTAGGGGATATATATTGAGTAATCTCTAAAATGCCATTGACTTCTTGTCTGGAGTATTTTAAAATCCAACTAAATGGGTAAATGTCAGATATAGCATATAATCTAATTTGTGGTATAACATCATTATAATCTTCGGAATTGAGCTCTCCTGTAATCTTTACTCTATTTGTGCTATTCATATTCAAAAAACTGTCAAAAACCTGCCATGTAGAACCACCATCTATTGAATATTGGATTTCAACAGCAGAGCTAATTGTACCATCGCTTACACCTCTAAATGTTCCAATAATTTCAAATGCACCATCTACATTCCAGGGACCACCAATAACTCCAGCACCAGAAGGATCAACACGTCCACGTGATATTTGTTTAGATTCCATAACATATCTAATGTTTATCAATCTACCTACATCACTTAATGTGAACACATCAGAAGAAGAAGTAACGGTAACAGTATCACCAATCTTACCAGTAGAACCAATATACGATGCTATGGTAAACGTAACATCAGTATCGTTTTCCTTCATAAATGGCCCATTCTCAAATGTAAAATCTTCTATTGTCCAGTTATCGTTGGCATAGCGTTTCAATTGTTTAGGTCTATGATGTCCATCGACTATATATAGTACATCTGCCGATTGAACATATCTAATATTTGGGAGATCTGCAAGCTCATATGGTGCAGAAATTTCATAAGGCACACCGTTTTTGATGACTGGTTCGCCGTCTACAAAAAATCTCATATATAGATGACCAACTTCAATGTGAACGGATGGCTCACTTGTAAAACTCATTGGGATAAGGATAGCCTTGCCATTGTTTTTTGTGCTACTTACATACCACGTACCGGGTCTGAAACTGGTGCCACCATGTGCGAATGGTATAAAATTACGGCACTTAGCCAATGCAACCTTAATCTTTTCAAGGTCAGACCTATACCACAGAGCTGGGGCAACCTCACCACCAACCATCGCAACCTGGTGAGTCTTAAATGTACTTGACGACGGAGATGATCCCATATTACGCGCCATTAGTATCGAGCCCTCGTGTATTTACTATCACGGTACTCCATGACTTGTACGGCCTCATTGGCATTGATTTCTTTTGAGCCTTCACCCATCTGCATGGACAATTGTAATAAGTCTAAGTGCTTACCTCTGTCTCCAGCATGAGCCATAGCTATCTCAGCCGCAAGGCGTGTGGCAAAGGCCTGCACAAAACTCGATGGGAAGGCCTCTTCACGAACATTGTTTGTGGTATATATGGCATAAGCTTCGGCTTCATTGGTGCCTATCAAAAGCCTGCCAGTATTTTCATCAGTTATAATCTCGTATTCAACTGGTATTTCGTCCTTAGTATCTACGGATGCGGCAGAAGTTATCATTCTGATAGATAAACAATCATCAGGATATTCATAGCAAAACTCCCATTTAATATGCTCGTAATCTGACAACACCAGGGGTACGGTTCTTTTAGCGAAACTCCACGAATGGTCCTCTAAGAAAGAGAATAATGTAGGCTCATAAAGATTGTGCAAGGTCTGAGCCAACGGAGAGTCAAGCACCTTGTCATCGACAAGCTGCCTTGATATGCCTGCTTTGGCCAATGCCAAATTCCATATTTGCAGTCGGGTAAAACTCATATATTCACCCCTTATTGTGAGAGGGGGACGTGCCCCCTCTCACCATCATAGTGTAACCTTTCTCCTCTTCCTATCGGAGCGAATCAATCGAATTATCTCTTGGTTCGTAGCTCCGACAGGGACAGACACGCCTTCCTTGCCTGCCAGCTCAAGTAGTTCATCCTTTTTCATTTGATTTAAAGTTTTATATTCCTCTCGTGGATCTTCTTGTTTAACTTCTTTAGCTTCCCCAATAGGCTTGAACCACTTGGGCACAGGCACACCATCAGGAACGACTACTCGTTCTCCCTTTTTGCGATATCTATGGTTAAAGTCCAAGCAATCAGTAGTAACTTCATATAACATAGCAAACACCACTAAAAGTTGGTCTGCGGATTATCGGTCAAATAAATATCAAGTGCTCCGCCAGTTATATCGGCTGAAACAATTTTTGCTCCGATGTATCTTTTGACCTTCTCTGGTTTTGGGAGTCTGATCATACCAAAACAATATTTATCAGGTATTTTGCCATCAACAGCAGACACAGCTCCAGATGACCAAAGAACATCAGAAGTGGCATCGGCAAGAGGTACAGTATCACTCGTAACCAACTGAACCTCAACAGATCCTGTGCCTACACATTCTGTCTCAACATATGCCACAAAATATAGTTCATTAACAGCATCGCCAACCTCAACGGTATCTATTACATTTTCAGAAAAAGCTGTCGTTTTAGCTTCTTGTGCATCACTTAAAATCAGATTGCTATCGAGTATCAATCTTCACACCTCCCCTAAACAACCCTAGATTCAGTGGTTAAAATCTTGTCACAACGCCTTATCGGAATTCCATCAAAAGCAAGTACTTTTTTACCACCATATTCCTCAAGAGACAGATAAATGTTATTCTTCTCGTTGACCATAATTCTGAGCCAAGTTCTGACCTTCCTGTTACAGTAAATAACAGGTTTACCAAGGTTAACCTCAGGTACAGTTTCAACAGCTTGGATAAGCAATCTAATTAAGTTTGGAGCGGAATCAGAGCCTGAGTTAAAGGTTGCCAAATCATCCATATCAATATTAGCAATACGTACAACATATCTCCAATCACGCACCGACAAACCACAATCCCACTTGTAGTGCGACTCAAGCACGTCATACCTTCCGCCATTGGCGTCAGTTACTGTCTGCTTACCATTATCGGTAATCTGCATACCAGCCTTGGACCCCTTGGGGAAGATGCCATGTACAGTGTTGGGCCCCCACACTACAAGCCATATGGATGTAAGATTGCTACCTGTGCCTCCAGCATCAATTATCTGCCCAGCATTGTCAGCGTTTAAATCACAGAACCTTGGAGCCAGACCCATAAACTTCTCTGGTTCATCTCTAGTATCACCATAAAACAGTGTCTTAGCCATCTCCTGGTTCATGCCCTCGATGTGGAGTCTCTCCTCAGAAAGCCTCCACTCAGCAGAGTTGCCATTCAACTTAGCCAAGTCAATATCAATCTGTGGCCTGGCCTCAAGCATGCCACAAGTATCTACGACCTGCTTGGTCGTGCCTTTTGTGGGCTGGACACCACGATACAGCGTCCTCCACGTGGGTTCGGGTATACCCGTAGCCACAGTGGTCTGGTGCCCTGTAGGCAGGTTACCTTCAATCCACACCATATCTTCTAGTATCTGATTAGTTTCAGCTAGTAGATTAACTACAGTATCTATCTTGCCCTTAGGGTCAAGCCGCTTCGCCCAATCAAGCAAAGTAGGAAGATTTTGCCCTAATATTTCTGCCATTTACTACACCTCCTATTGATTATCTTTAAACATTGTCGGATAGAGCGTCTTCAGGATGTTATCCTCATCGCCAACCCCTGGACGGCCTTCGACGAATTTAGCCTCTGTACCAATCTCTTTACCTATACGATACAGAAAAGCTAAAAGTCTAGGGTTATTGCCAAATCCAGTCTGGTCGAGCTCCTGAATTAACTGCTCGTCTCCGAACCTATTGAGTACGGGTATGATCACTGTCTTTAGGTTTTCCTCAAACTTAGGCCCCCCGTACTCCTTATGTTGTTCTGCTTCTTCGCCCCACTTTTTTACCTGATCATACCAAGCCTTGATGCTAGCTTCCTGAACTGCTTTAGCTTGTTCCTTAATATGTTCAAACAAATCATTGGCTGCTTCCTGAGTTGCGCCGTGTTTTCTTAGAAGTTCAGTGTATTTTGTCTTTTCTTCTTCGGTTAGCTTAATGTCTTCAGGAAACTCGTATGATTCAGGTACCTCTGGTTTCGACTTTTCTTCTGCAGGTTTTTCTTCTGCAGGCGCAGATTTTTCTGCTGTAACCTCAGTCTCACCAGAAGACGGTTTTTGTTCTATCGCTTGTTCGCCTTCCCCCGAGGATTCAGTGTTAGTCTGTGCCTCGGCATTGACGTTAAGCTCTTCAGTCATTATTTTCTTCCTCCCAATCATGAAGTATTGCTTCTACTTGCTCATTCCATTTAAATGATTCAGCAAACATCTTACCAAACAAATCTCTATCCACACCTGCTAACTCTTCTACTATCATTAAACCAACCTGACGCATACCATCATTGAAAAAAGTATAACTATTTCCAGTCATTACGGGATGGAAAATGTGACACCTTTCAATAATAGAATACACCCACCTCCTACCAGATTCTGTAGAAACAATATCTGCCAAATCACGAAGCCGCATATCTTTAATTATCTTGGCTCTTAGTCTCTGTTTTTCAGCACCTTCGTTATCAGTAACACTATATTTTCTTGTCACCTTACACCACCTATGGCCCCTTCAATCAGAGCACTCAATGCATTCTGCCCACTCATGTCAGCCTCAGACAATGTCTTTCCTTGCTCGGCAATCTGCTGCATCTGTGCCATCTGAGCAGCTTGTCTTTCAGCTTCAGCTCTTTGTCGTCGTATTTGTTCACGCACCCTTGGATCAGTGAGCATCCTTTGTGGTATCTGAATTGCAGATAAATATCCCTCACCAATTGCATCAGGATCCAATATATCTCTTGCCTCAGGATACAGACTTGCAAGCTGTGCAATGAATGCCGAACCTTGCTCTATCTTTGCTGATTCTATCATCTGTTGAGCTTGAGCCAAAATAGACACATATTCTATGGTTATTTCTTGGCCCTCAATGTCTGGCGGTGGAGGTGGAAGTAATCCTCCTCTCAACATAATCCCAAATATTCTGTTTATGGCATCATCCAAATATTCATCAGCCCTCTCTAATGCTGGAGACAACATCAAAAGTTTTTCCTGCTGTATCTCCACAACCTCTCTGGCTGTCTTTTCAGCACTACCCCCAGACCTCATCATCAAAGCAAGAAACAAATCCTTATAATATGCCTGGTCTATTAACTGCCTCAGCTCACTCAGGCTCAATTGTATGCCGTTCAGGTCAGGAGCAACCTCATAGAGCGGTTTAATACCTCCGCCAGATCCAGACACCATACCTGAATAAAACGACAGCCCTCCTGGCGCGGCATTGACTATTTTGTCCATGTCTGCCACAGGTGCCTGCAATGGTGGGTTGACTGACTTTTCTATACCCACACCTCTATCTCTTTGTGTGGCGTGGAGCTCTTTGCAATCAGGGAGAACTACCCAACCTGGCCCGAAACCATAATCATCTCTGCCAGCTATCTCCCACCTAAATGTTGCGAATGGTTTTTCTTCATAGCCCTTTACCTCAAGTACTCCTTCATCGTCTTCCGAGACTTCAGCTTCAAAATATACAGACCTATATGGCATATTTCTATTACTTCTACCGTCACGAATACGATCGTCGTTTGGCTCTATGGCATGAATAATGTGGTGCCATTGTTCAGTGTTGTTGCGGTCGTACTCATTTCTAACTTGTCGTGATACATTCTCTTTGCCAAATGTATTGACCAACTCCCACGTAGTCATATAGAAAGACCTATATAATGTATTGTTTCTCAACGTATAATCAGAAGCCAGCGCATATTCGCCAATCATTAATGTATGTGCTCGTATGACGTCCTCAAAGTCCTCAAGGAATACAGTAACACCTGTGCCATACGTTGGGGCCTGACTCCATACACCATATGTGCCTTCGTAAAAATTGCTCTGCCCCATTACAAAAGTCATACGATAAGTAACTTCATCCAACCATCGACGTATTGCAGGGAATCTAGCCATCTCAGGATCAGGCAGGCTGGCACGCCACCACTGCCTTGACTTAGATGTCATCCCACTTTGAAGTCCTGCCGCAGTGACACGTGCTGCAAGCGTAGGCCATGACGTAACCATGTCCTCATCGCCACGTCTGGGTCTGGTTTCAAAACCTGGGAACAAAGCACGCCCATACTGTGGCAGGACATAACAGCACAAGTCCTTCCATATAGGCTCCCAATGTGACCTATTGTAGAGCAGTTCTTTGTGCCGTTTCTTATATTTTTGTATATCGGTCACACCAGGTAGTTCCATAAGTTACGCCCCCATAGTCTTACGTAATACTGTTTGTGGCTGTTGTGGTTGCTGAGTGGCCGCCCCTCCACCTGGCACGCCAGTCCTGCTTCCTCTTGTAAGCCACGTAGACTCAAATCCTCTCCTAGCTGCTGCCCGTCTACGCTCAAGGTCTTTGCCAACTTCTTCACGCTCAGTATCCTGCTCCATAATAGGAGGTGGAGGTGGCTCCATTATTGGGGGTGGGGTTGGGGTAGCAAATAATCCACACATATTTTATACCTCCAATTCTTAATTATTTACTAGCACGGCATGCGGCCCTCCACCAATGGACCGAGACCTGCCGCCTGATACAAAAAATCTATCACCATTAACACCTAGTCTTTTAACTACAGGGTAAGCAAATGTTAAAGCCAATGCATCAGCTCTGTCAGGGCTAGGCAACTTACGCACTTTCTTTATGGCCTGCTTCGACTCGAGTTTCATCTTACCAGTACCCCTGTGGTAGTCATAGTACGGTGTTACCAAGTCATCGCGCAGTTTTCTATCGTCAGGTATAGCCCCACCACTTTTGAGCCATTCCTTCATCTCATACCACATCTCCATACGCTTGTTTGCAAGCTCTGGCCTGCTAGATGCTGCCGAGCTATTAACTCCAACGACCTTATCACTCATACCCATGCGCCTCAACTGGTCGACCACACCTGCCCCTACGCCTGTAACATCTACAAATATTTTATCAGCATTCCTTTCGATAGCAAATCTATATATTTTGTCAGCGTATTCAAGAGTATCTATATCAGTGCCTTCCCATAGTTTCTCTGAGTATAAACCTTGTCGCAAAAATAAACAACTACTATCGTCACCAAAGTAACTCACGTCAGCCCCAAGTATCACAGGAGCAAAGTTATACTCACTATCATGCAAGAACCTATGTATTGCTGCTTCGACCAACTCAAGTGGTATAAACTGCTGTACCGAGGCGCTAGGGAACTCACCAAGCACTCTGACACGGTATTGGTCACTATCCTCGCCATATTCCTGCTTCATTAGCTCTATATATTCTTTAGTTACGAGCGGTGAGTCAAGACACGAGAAAGTATATGTATCCCACAGATGACGGTTAGAGTTGAATGCCTCATAGAAGTATCCAGTTACCATTGTAGGGTTACCTGTCATCACAACTCTGGCGTTGCTCGTGGTAAGTGTGCCTCTCATAACCTCAAATATCTCGTCAGGTACTTCGGCGGCCTCGTCTATGAGAAACATGAGGTTCTTAGCATGGAACCCCTGCAACGCACTTGGCTGATCGCGGCGTGCTGTGCGAGCCGCGGCGTACTGCTTCTTACCACATCCTTCTATGGTGACACGGTCCTTAGTGACAATAGTTGCGTCGGCCATGTCCTTGGGCATCTTCATACGCCACGAGTCTATTTCTGACCACAACACGTCATTGAGCTGGTGGGCTGATGGTGCTGTACATGGTATTTCAACGTCTAATCTTGTCCAGAGGAACCAAAGAAGTGACCATGCTAGCGTTGAAGTATTATGTGTTGGTACAAAGTCTTCGCCAGCGAGGTACATGTGGTCTGGTGCTTCTACCTCAATGCACATACTCTCTTTCATGCCAACTTCTTCTATACGATCAATCCAGCGCTTGAGATATCTGTCTTGGACAACATTGTGCAAATTCTTTTGTTTTCTACTGACGTAACCCAATTTTGTACCAGGCCTGAAACGGATAGTTACATTGTAGGCATCGTTACACTGGACTTTGTAGCCATCTTCATCAATATAATGTGCTTTTTTTGTTGCTTTTTGTGCTATAGCAATGCCACCAAGTGATCTAACCAACCACACAATATCATCTCTAAGCCTGGGGCTTGTGGTTGTGTATACACACACACCTCTTTTATCGATATACCCATCAGTGTCAATCAAACCACGTAGAAGCTCAAAACGATCTTCTATAGAAGAGTATTTATATATGTCAGGAATAAACTTTTCGTATGAATAGCAATTAAGTAATCCAATTTCACGCAAATATTTAGAACATCCACGACTGGTAATTTTAGTATTGTCAATGAACGAAACATCGATGCCTAATTCTTTGAAGCGTTCATATATTTCAATCTCTGGTTTTTTGATTATACCGCTGCCGCGACATCCATCACCAATCCAGCAACCAACGAAATACGGATGGAGTGGTAACTCTTTCTTCTTACGGAATGCCACAGGCTCATATGGGGGTATCTCAATCTGTCTTGCCATGGAGCGACCATTACTTCGTTTACACAGTGGGATCAACTCTTCAGTCGTTGCAATACGCCAACCACGTGAATATCGTCTTTCTTTACGAGTCTTGACCTTCCACAAGTGGTCGCCAGATGCTTCTAACGAGCTACCATCGGTAAAAATTACTTTGTATATTTTTAACTTGCCCTGTGGATAAATAGCTTTTATTCTAGTTGGTGAGCCATCAAGGCCAAATACATCGTCACCAACTTTAAGATCACCCCAGAATCGTGGTCCATCTGGTGTCATGGTAATTGTGTCCATTGTTCCCGCTTTACCGACACCATGTCCGCTCTTCACAGCAACATGTGCATTGTCCTTTGCTATGGCTCTCAAGAGCTTTTCCTGCTGATGTGTAGGCGTGGCACCAAAAATCTCTCGCACGAAGAGGACTGGGTCTTTACGATATGCAGCAAATTTATTGATTAAGCGCTCGTTAATCTTCGTCTTCTGTCAGCTCCGCAATAGTAATTGGTGATTCTTCGTCCATACACTTCTCAAGAGCACTGAGTAAGCTGGCAGGACTGAAATTAACGTTGACCTGATCCACAAAGTCACCGCTTGCCTTGGCGAGGAGCTCACTTGCTCGTATTTTGTCCTTGTGGCTGGCTTCTTCATCGTTCATTATACGTGCCCAGAAGCGCTTTCTTGCTGTTTGTGACTTAACTACCACATCTGCCTCTGGGTCGGCAGCGTTTTCAATAGCAGTGTAAAAGTCATCCCTGAGGAGAAGTTCATGGGCTTTCTTGGAAGGATTGTCATAGCCCACCATACGACATGCCTTAGCCACATCGTTGATGCCTGCTGCCACAAGGTTTATGACGGCTCGTTCTTTCTCGGTGAATGAAGACTTGATCCCTATGTTAGATACTGGATACACCTCCCCTCAAGTATAAAGCGTGGACTTTATCCACAGTATACATTATAAACAGATGGTGCATATTTGTCAAGTGGTGATAAAAATTGAGCCACACCTGCGCAGGTGTGGCTCGTGTTCGGTAACTCTATCCACATACCAAAGGAGGAGGTTTTGTGGTAGTTTAATTAAAGCACGTGGGGCTATGGACTGTCAAGGGACTAAAGTACTCGGAGTTCAAAAATACCATGAATGTGGAGGTGGGGTACCTTCGCGCGCGCCGAAGTCCAAATCCCCCCTCCCAGGGGGTGTGTAACATTGTATACAGAGCACACCCCATCTCATATTGCACTATGAATACAATGTATCATATACAATATGTGGCATATAACATAAAGAGTGTATGATTGCATACAACATACACAAAACAGATATAAGAGCACATAGGCAAGACAAGCTTGGCTATGCATGCTTAAGGTAAAGATAAAGTCATCGTGTATACATGCATGTATACACAAAAAACACTTGACAAACAAAACATAAGGGCTTATACTACAAGCACAAAGAACAAAGGGGGGGGTTAGAAGTGATATACAAGGTCTATCAATACAGTGGCCATATACATGACAAAT